GTGTTGGAGAAAGTGAAGCCGGCCGGCGTGAAATTGAACCATCCCTTACCGAAAGACCCATCCTCCGCACTAGAAGTGCTAATGCGCGAATACGGCACCGTTGTGCTTCGCACTGCTTTCTTTTATCTCGGCGACCGTTATTTAGCAGAGGATGTTAGCCAAGAAGTATTCATTCGGGCTTACCGAAATTGGACTCGGTTCAGAGGGGACAGTCATGTCAAAACATGGCTTACGAAAATCACGATTCATGTATGCAGAGATAAAGTTGGAGTGAAGTCTTCTACCGAGCAGCCGATGGACCCTGTGTTGATGAAGCAGACTCGACAAGCTGGTGCTGAAGAAGAGGCATTGCGACGGATGGATCAGACTGTAATTTTGAAGCATGTCTTGAATCTGCCTGTGCCTTATCATGAGGTTGTCTACTTGTATTATTATATGGAGCTATCGACTGTAGAAATTGCCGAGGTCACAGATACGCCGGAAGGTACCGTTCGTGGACGGCTGCATCGGGCAAGGGAAGCTTTGGGGCAAATCTTGAAGAAGGAGGGGATATCCTATGGGTGATCGGGAACAGGACCCGTTCCATTCCTTCCAAGCGGAAGCTGATGAGCATTTGTTTGCAGACTTACGAATGGATGACGCATTGAGAAATACGATCAAGCAATCGGTCATAAATGCCGAACAGCAAGGAAGAAAGGGCAAACGCTGGAGAAGGATCGCAGGAACGGCTACTGCAGCTGTTGTACTTGGAGTGGCAATTGCTTTATCGCTGCAGATACCAGATTCGAATGAGGTGCAGACTACTGGACGTGAGCGTCCTGAGCAAGGTTCAGTTTCAACGCCAGAAACAATGATGGGAGAACCTGATTCTACCAAACTGCCCACAACATTCGTAGATACTGAAGATACAGGGCTAGCAGCTAATGAACAGACTTTCTCGGATATTGCGGCAGCTGAAGCGTGGTTTGGACAGAAGCTGCGGCTCCCTAGCGCTGTACCAGATCAATATGAATTGCTGTCCATTACCGGAGTAAGTAATTCTCAGGAAGTGCCTCTCTCGATAACGATGTTGTATGCCAGTGCCAATCAACAATTCAGTATCAGCAATTTCGCACTGGCCAATCCGCTTCTCCACCCTCATGGAGAAGAAGTCGAATTGGATGGCTTCAAGGGTGAGTGGGTGCAATCGAATCCTGTGGAATTGTATTGGTCGGTAGAAGATATACAGTATAGGTTAACCGGTGATCTGTCCAGAGAGGAAGCTTTGAGCGTCGCGCTATCACTGAACCAGGAATGAGCAAAAATATTTAAGGAGGAACTCGCATATGAAAACAATGATGAACAATGTGAAGAGAATAGGAATATCGGCATGCATGATAGGAGGCTGTATAGCCGCAATAGGGACAAGCGCATTCGCAGTGCAAGCGGAGGAACCCGAACGCGTTCAATTGCAACATGCTGAAGCAAGTGTATCTGCACAGATGCTCCAACAAGCAGATGCTTATGATGGGAATGCTGCATTGCAAGAGAAGCATCAGGAGATCGACGCTTATGTGTTTGAACAACATCAAGGAAAGTTCGAGGATCAGGGATTCCAAGTCACACATACAGGTCCGTCCAATGGATCAATTGAAATTGGGATTACGCCGTACGCTGAAGAGCATGTCCACTTTTTGCAGGAGCAGTTCGGTCAAGATGCTGTTGAAGTCGTGGAGGGAGTACAGGCTGTAACCTTAATAGCGGAGGAGGAGACGACGCATGCGGCTTCGACAGATACAGCACAAGCGCGCACCAAGGTGGTGGAGTATCCAGATGATCCTGTGAGTGATGCTGAACGTTCTGAAGCTTCGGTACAAGTTGATGCATTACCGATCAGCGCTGAAGTCGGAAGCATTGCGGAATCCAGCGCAACCGAAGAGATGGCATTAGAGACTATGGCTGTACAACAAGAGTCTGCTGCTAAATCCAACTCCTCACTATATGGCTGGGCGGCAGCGGCTATTGCGGCGATACTAGGTGCCGGAGCGATGATTTGGAGGAAACGCACTCATACTTCCAAGTAATCAGACGATTGATAGGAATCAGCTCAAAATTAGCAATAAACTAAGAAAAAGCAAGAGAAACATAGATTATCCCATCATTTTCCGACCATAATACAGTTGCCTAAAACCAGAACAGCCACTTAAAATGGGAACACTAGTTCGCATAATAAGTGGCTGTTTGTATTTCTTCCGATCTCAAACAACGCTTAAGATTATTCATCAAGGAGGTTGCGATGAAGGAGGTTCCCACTCAACAGTTCAGCTTGAATTTCCAAGAGGTTTCACAGAGAGAAGGGTACGAGGTTCGGGTAATGCGTTTACTGGAGAATCGTCCTTACTTGGCAGAACGTCGGTACAAAGGCGACACATCTGCATGTGATTTACTGCTCGATCTGGACGGAGCGATGTGTTTGGCAGCGTTGACAAGCAGGCAAGCTGAGGCGATCTCTTATGTATATGACCAAGGATGTACGCAAGCTGGTGCAGCATGGCATATGAATATTTCACAACAAGCGGTGAGGCAGCTCTTGCATGCAGCATGCCGGAAGATCGCGATGATTTACTGGTATTGGGACGGGAAAGAACGTAGATGACACCTGGTTGATAGAGCACATAATTTGCAAGGAGAGAAAAGGGGGAGATTGCAGTGACACACAATCGGAAATCCGATGTAGAACAATTCATCCAATTATATAGGGACATTTTTGACAGCAGTCCAGATCGGCATATGCTGCAAGTATTGAGTGACTATTTGCTACACGAAGAATTGACGAACGGCAATGCCCATAAGAGCAGTGCTGTGGAATACCCCATATTAAGCAATAGACAATTAAAAAGAAGAAAATACGGTGAACACGGGAGCCGGACTACGAATCAAGCGGGGGAAGTTGCGTTAGAACGTGCCTCGCGCTACGGCGTCGACGGTCGGGAACATCGATTGCCTGTACGCAGGAGCCGTACCTATACGAATGTTGAAAAATAATGTTCTGATCCCCTTGTTAAAGTAGCAGTTTCACGGATATATATAGTGAGGAAGAAATACGAACATATATTCGTAATATGCGAATTGGGGAAAGGGGGTGCCGGCGTTGATTCACCACAGCAGACTGTCTGGCAGCAGTCGGAAGAAGGGAAGGATTGCAATCTCATGAGCGCAGCGTTGGATTTGCAGGTGTTGGAGAATTGGCTTCTGAACCGCTATACATCGGCAACGTGCGTCAAGCATCACGTTCCGGTGGAGCCGAGCAGTCATCAGTTTTGCTTGACCTTGAAGAAGGAAGAACGATATACCGAGACGGCTCTAACGATGCGCACACAGCGGCAATTTGAGATTAGCTACTGGCACAATGATCCAGAGGAGGCTCTGGCCGTCATGGATGATGCGGCGCAGTCATGGTACGAGGATAAGGGGATTCGCCTCCCGTCGGGTGATTATGCGATGCGGCTCTTATCCTTCACGTATGCACCGTTGCAGACTGCCAGTGAATTGTACGGCTGCCTCGGCACATTGACGGTGGAACAGCGCATCCAGCAGCACCAGGAGCCTGTGGCCAAGATGGGAGCAATCGAAACGGCATTTCAATAAAAGAGACAAAGGAGGGGAATCCATGTCAGGAACGTGGAATCCAACAGCCTTGCCGAAGCGGCCGGGCTTGTATATGAATTTTGTAGATGCGGCAACAGCCCAAATTCAGGGTGGGACGCAAGGAACTGTAGCCATCCCGCTGCTCGCCTATGCAGGTACGGCTGAGCCGAAGAAGGTTTACAAAGTAGAAAGTGAGCAGCAGGCTAACGAATGGTTCGGTACCGAGCATATTCGCTCCATCCAACTGGCATTGCAAGGCGGAGCTAAGGAAGTACTAGTCTACACGATGCCTGAGGCAGCGGTCGAAGCGGACTATACCGATATGCGAGCAGTTCTGGACACACATCTTTTCCATGTCTTCGCATTCGACGGACAATTTGATGCAACACACCAGACAGCGGTACAAGCATGGGTCGCTAGCAATCGAGAGGAAGGGAAGCACTTCATCGCAGTGCTTGGCGGTGATGCGGCAACAGATGCCGATCCTACAAGCGGCAATGATCGCAGCACTGTGTTGGACGATGATTATATTGTCAATGTGGTGAACGGTGTTGTCTGGAATGGACAGGCCTATGATTCATCGGAGATTGCGCCGTATGTTGCGGGACGAATTGCGGGAACACCGATCAACCAATCGGTGACATATACCGGTGTACCGGCAGAGGATGTGCTGCCAAGGTTGACGAACGCACAGACAAGAGCGGCATTAGAAGCAGGCTCTCTGGTGCTCACCGATGATGGGGAAAAGGTGAAGATTGAACAAGGCATTGCTACAAGCGGTCGCAAGATCCGTTCTGTCCGTGCCCGTCAATCGATTGCTACCGCTGTTACGAAGACAGCAGCAGATGCTTACATTGGCAAGATCGACAATCACGCCGATGGTCAAGCGGCGCTAATCGCTGCCGTGAAGGCATATTTGGAGACGTTGGAAGCAGCCAATGTGTTGATCTTGCCGTCCGTAGGTCTGGATCCACAGTTTCCGTCGGTTGGCGATGCTGTGTACTTAGCTATTAGCTATACCGAAGTGGATAGCATGGAGCGCATATTCTTAACAGTGAATCTCTAATCCAATAAGCGAAGGAAAGGATGAAAGCAATGCTGGAATCTAGTCGTGTGATCAAAGGCGAGTTCGGTTCAGTCTGGAAGGATGGTCAATGGCTGACGAACTTCCATACGGCGGAAGCTTCCGCCGAAATTACGTATGAGGAAATCAAACGATCGGGTACACGCGCTATTGGGAACAAGGCCGGTACGATCAAATATTCCGGGACCATTAGTGGTTATAAGATTACATCGGAGCTTGCTCAGAGCGTAGCGCAAATTACCGACGACAAGCAAGGCTCGTTCGTATGCGATCTGATCTTGAAGTTGGCTGATCCGGAGGCATACGGACATGAGCGTGTCCGATTGAAGGGTGTGCAGTTTACGAAGATTGAGATTATGAAGTTCGAACACGGTGCAGTGGTGGAGCAGGAATGGCCGTTCGTATTCGATGGCTTCGAATACCTAGATGCCATCAGCGCATAAGCAGACAGCTACCAGAAGAAGGAGCGGCCCAAGCAGCCGCTCTTTTTCACGTCAAGAGAGAATTCATATTATAGAAGCAGAGGAGACGGTGATACATGACGGAAGCCAATCAAGAATCGTTGCTGCGGAAGCTTCTAGATACCGAGATGAAGCCGGAGAAGCAGGTGTGGATGAAGCGGTTCGATGCCGAGTTCCACATTCAAGCGCTGGACGGGAAGACGATCAACCGTATTCGCGAGCAAGCTTCTTATCCGACTCGGAACGGGAAGCAGGTGGATGAGGAGAAGTTCGGCGCATTACTCATTGAGAAGGCTTGTCTCATGCCGGACTGGACGGATAAGGCATTACTCGACGCCTTCGGTCCTACGCCAACGGATGTTGTCCAGAAACGCTTGTTAGCGGGAGAGATCGTCAAGCTAACCGGAGATATTCTGCAGCTGTCCGGCTTCGGTGACGAAGATGAAGCGGTAGAAGAAGCAAAAAACTAATTCGGTCAGGCGGCATCCCATACTTGTTGCATGTGATCTTCCAACGGTGGGGATTGCCGCCTGACGATGTATACAACAAGCCGTCTGGCGTGCGCACCTTTATGTACGCATCGGTTCTGCTTGCCTTGGAGGAAGAGCGCAAGCATAGCAACCGACAGAAGGGAGGGTAGTGGATGGCTACAGCACTGGAAAAGGCGAACAAAGAGATGGGACGGATCACGAATAAGTTATCTGTCGTGGTTAAGCAGCTCGACCGGGCTTCTTCCTTGGTGAGCAAGTCGGCAACGGCTTACGATCAAGCAGCCAAATCGATGGAGGCGACAGCTCAGAAGCAGCACAAAGCAGTGAACTCGATGCAGCAAGCAGCCGAAGCGCAACTCGAGGCTTCCAAGAAGATCGAACAAGCGAGTAAAGCGCAGCAGGAAGCTTCGAAGGAGCAGACATCTGAGAAGTCGACAAACAAGTTTTTGACGAGATTTCAGAAGATGCTTCCTGCTATGAGAGGAGTGGGTGCTGCGGTTGGGGCCATCTCAGGTATAGCCTCGATAGCTTCGACATTTGGTCTAGTAGGTGGTGCGGCGGCTGCAACAGCTGGCGGTGCAGCAGCTGCGGGAACAACCGCGGCGGTTGGCGGCGGAGCTGCGGCGGGTACAGCTGCAGCCGGCGCCTCGGTGAAAGGCATGGCCGGAATCGGGCGCGCGCTCGGGGGAGCATTCGGCATAGCGGTTGCCATCGGGAAGAGAGTGGTCGGTCTCATTCAAGAGACGAAGCTGCTGGAACGCACAATCGGCGCCGCGGCCTCCAGTGAATATGAGCAGATCACGCTATCTGCGAAATTTCAGGGAGATCAGCAGAAGGCAGACCAATTTTATAACTATTTGGAGAACCGTGCTGCTGAGTCGGTCTTTAAGAAAGATCAATTCGTTGAAATCTCTGGCACCTTAGCTTCTATCAGTACCGAGATGCCTGCGTTGGAGCAGATGACCACTTTGTCCGAGCGCTTGGGCGCAGCTAATCCAGCAGTCGGGCTGAGCGGCGCAGCGGATGCGCTGAAGCAGTTGGCAGAAGGGGATGCGAGCAGTTTGGCACAGGCACTGCAAGTGCCTTCAGATGTGTTGGCTCCGATCATGGAAGCTCCCCTAGAGGAGAAGCTCAAGGCTATTGAGGACATTATGGGCGGCAAGGGCTGGGACAACAGCTTCATGGAACGGCTGGAAGGCTCGACAACCGCCCAGTTCAATGAGGTGAAGGAACGGGCCGCATTGGCTTTCGAGGATATGGGGGTACAAGCGCTGGAGCATCTGAAGCCGATCTTGAATCAGCTGAATGCCTGGATGTCTGGAGATGCGATGAAGACGGTGATCGATTTCGGTTCGAAGATTTTGGGCGGTCTGGCTTCTGGTTTGTCTCAGGCATTCTCTTTCCTGAGTCAGCACAGCGGAACATTTATGCAGGCGTTTCGCTCAATTCTGCAGCTGCTACAGCCTGTGTTCCAAGGGTTGCAAAGCGTAATCGTTTCGGTAATGGATGCGATCCGGCCGAAGTGGGATCAGATTGTCACCGCATTTCAAACAGGCATAAACAACTTGCGTCCGGTCTATGAAACATTGGGCAACTATATTCGGATGATCGGGGATGTGGTGGCAACTGTTCTGCCAGTCGTAATGGATATATTCAGCACAGTGTTTCCAATCATTACGGGAATTGTGGGCGAATTGTCTAGCGCGATCGGTTGGTTGATTGAGAATATTGTCATGCCGTTGATTCCGGTAATCGGTACGGTGTTGGAGGCTGTCTGGGGTGTAGTCAAGCCGATCTTGGAAGGTCTCTACAACCTGTTCATGTGGATATCTGAGAAGATTAGAGACTTTGCCGATATGATCAAGAAAGTCAAAGTACCTGATTGGATCAAGGATGTGGGTGATTGGATCGGGATAGACGGGGGGAAGGAATCCTCCACAGTCGATGGGCGACATGAGACTGGCTTGTCTTATGTCCCTTACGACGGGTATGTGGCTGAACTGCACAAGGGCGAGCGGGTCATGACCGCTTCGGAGAATCGCAGCTATTCTCACAATCAGCGTGCACTGCAGCTAGGTAAACTGGCGGATACGATCGTCGTGCGGGAAGAGGCGGATATTGACCGGATTGCGGATGCGATTGCCGGCAGGGTAATGGAAGCCGGGGCGCTTGTGTAATGACAGAGGAAAGGAGGCGGAACTGCGATGCCATCAGAGCTGAAATATTGGCTAAGCTTCAATAATGGAGCAGAGATTATCCAGCTTCCAGTAAATCCGGAGACGATATCCGTATCCGCGACGCACGCCTTTGAGGATGTGGATGTGCTGCAGCTAGGTGAGCGCACGGTCATCGGCAATCAGAAGCTGCGGGAAATATCGTTCTCTTCGTTATTCCCGAGGGAGTATCATCCTTCTTATTGCGAGTATCAGCCGGTACCAGAGCCTTGGGAGCTGGTGCGTCAGATTGAGCAGTGGCAAGCGTCAGGCCGTCCGATGCGCTTTCAGTTGGCCGTTGCAGATACAGAACAATTGGGCGGACCGAAGTTGAATGTGGCTGCGACGATACGGTCTTTTCAATATAGGGAAGTGAGTGGGCATCCGGGGGATATTTATTATGACCTGTCATTGAAGGAATATGTGTTTCCTGTTTTCCGGGAGGAAGCCTCATCGGAGTTGCGCAATCAGGGCAGTGAAGACCTAGTGATCCCCCGCGAGTATGTGGTCAAGGCGCAGGACACGCTCTGGCTCATTGCCAAGCGCTTGTTGGGTGATGGCGACCGTTGGCGGGAATTATATGATGCTAATCGCCAGGTGATCGGGCCCGATCCGAATCTAATTGTTCCGGGTCAGGAGCTGGAGGTGCCAGCCAGATGAAGGGCATGGAAGTGATCTGGAATGAGGAGCGAGAGATCGCTGCACTCATTACGGGTATGAGTTGGTCAGGCGATATCGTGCAGGCGTGCCGCCGGTCGGAATTCAATGTGCGCAATACGACGAACGGGACGAATCGTGCGCTTCCATTAGCGGAGGGGGACACGATTCGCTGGATGCAGGATGGGGAGGAACGGTTCCGCGGAATCTTATTCAGTTCGTCACGGAATGGTAGAGCAGACGAATCATGGGTGGCCTATGACGAGAACATTTATTTGACCCGCAATACAGATTCGCGCAGAATCCGTCGTCAGACCGCGTCGCAATTTATTCGCCAACTGTGTGCAGATTTCGAGTTGCAGACAGGTGAGATAGACGATACGGGCTACGTGATTCCGGATTTGAAGATGGTGAATCAGACGCTGTGGAATATGATGATCATGGCTCTGACGGAGACAGCTAAGCAAAATAATGAGCGGTTTCATCTGTTTGCTAACGACGGTAAGTTGCATCTGATCAATCGTAAGCGGAACGTGCTGCAGTGGATCTTGCAAAGCGGGACTTCGCTATTGACCATTGGTTCTAGCCGTTCTATTGAAGAAATGAGCACCCGTGTGAAGGTGGTAGCTTCGGATCAGGACCGGAATCCAGTTGAAGCTATGCGGGAAGATGCCGCTCTTGTTGCCCGCTATGGTTTGATGCAGCATGTGGAAAGCGTCGATCCTGAATTAACTCGCTCCGAGATGGACCAACTGGCTCGCAGCCTGCTGGCTACCAAGGGCACGGTTCAACAGCAAACAGAAGTAGAGGCCCTCGGAAATATCGATGTAATAGCGGGCAAGCTCATATATGTAAGGGAACCTGTGACGGAAACAGACGGAGCGTTCTATGTGTCCTCCGATTCTCACACGATCAGCCCGACGGGTCATCGTATGAAGCTAACGCTCTCCTTGACCGATGATGTGCCAGAGATGGAAGCAGAACAGACGGGATAACACTAAGGGAGCAGAGAGGGGAGGACGAACATGGACGCACTCGAAGGAAATCCGTACAGTCGATGGGTACAGCTGATTCGGCAGCATAGCGGTAAGCCATCCGAAAAGCTGCTGCTCGGTACGGTTACGGCACCGCCGCCTGGTATACGCGTACAGCCTGACCATATCCGTTGGGAGCTGAATGCGGAAGATTTGCTCATTGCAGCAGATTGGCTTGAACATGAGCGAACGGTACGCATGGAAGGAGCGGGAACAGATACGATGATGGAGGTCCGTTCTCCTTGGCAAGCAGGTGATCGTGTACTGTTGCTGTCTATGAACGGAGATCAGCAATTTATTGTACTGAGCAAGGTGGTGAAGGCGGTATGAGTTTAAGTCCGAGAGAGCTTCGAACGATGCCGGTAAGCTGGCAGCAAGCAGGGAAGAAGCCGACGATGACCTACGAACTGGATATGGATCAAAGACGATTGTCCGGTCGAATAGATGGGCGGAGAGCCGTACAGCAATATGTGCGCAAGGTATTGGCAACTACGAGAGGACGCTATCCGATCTATGATGCTCGATACGGCAGCGAGCTCGAAGCGCTAATGGGACGGAGCGGGGATCTGGCATGGCTCAAGAGCGAAATTCCGCGATTGCTGGAGGAAGCGCTGCTGCAGGATGACCGCGTTAGCACTGTCGAGGCAACGGGACTTCGCCTGGAAGATGATGGTCTATGGATCGAGGTACATGTGGATACGACGGAAGGCAGCGTGATGGAGGAGGTGAAGGTGCGCGATGGCTTATGAAAGTGAGACCAAACAAGTGATTTTGCAAAGAATGCTGGAAGCATCCCCAGCAGATATCGACACGCGGCAAGGCTCGGTTACCTATGATCTACTGTCTCCGGCGGCGATTGAGCTGGCCTTGTCCTATGTGGAATTGGATCAAGTGCTGCAAGCTGGGTTTGCGGACACCGCATATGGCGAATATTTGGACAAGCGTTGCGGTGAATTAGGGGTGTACCGGAAGACAGCTGTGAAGGCTGTCGGCAGTGTGGCGTTCGCGGGACCGTCAGGCACGTTGATACCGAAGGGGACAGAACTGGCGACTGATGATGCAGAAGCGGTCTCCTTCGTTACGACGGAAGCGGGAGAGATTCCGGGTGAGTCTACAGGTACGATCGAGCTTGCAGCTGAGGCTGTTGCAGGAGGGGCGTTCGGTAATGTCGGGGCTGGAACGATTGGTCTCATTCGCGGCAATTTGGCTGGCATTCTGATAGTTACGAATGAAGAAGCTTTCGATGGCGGAACCGATACGGAGTCAGATGCGGCTTATCTGCAGCGCTACTTGGATCGGGTGCGTAAGCCTTCGACGAGCGGTAATGCGAACCATTATGAGCAGTGGGCGAAGGAAGTGCCCGGCATTGCGGCGGTGAAGGTATTCCCGCAGTGGAACGGTCCGCTGACGGTGAAGGTAGTCGTGCTGGACGATGCGGGTACGGCGCCGCCAGCTGGGAAGGTAGCGGAGGTTGCCGCCTACATTGAATCGGTTCGACCGATCGGCGCGCAGGTAACGGTGGAGGCTGCATCGGAAGCACCGATTGACGTATCGGCAAGCCTGACACTTGTAGCAGGAGCTAGCTTGGCCCAAGCCCAACTGCAGATTGAAGAAGCGTTGCAAGCTTATTTGAAATCACTGGCTTTCCTTGATCCGATTGTCCGGTACTCGAAGATCGCGAACATGATTCTCGAAGCACCGGCGGTGCTGGATTACAGTGATCTGACGGTCAATGGCGGTACGACCAACCTTGCGATGGAAGAGGAGCACGTTGCCGTGCTGGGGACGGTGAGTCTGGATGCGTAATTTGAGGCAGTCCATGAGCGATTATTTGCCTTCTTACTATAGGGAGATTCGCGAAGCGGAGCAGCTGCTGGATCGGGAAGCTGTAGAGTTGAATGAGCTGAACGAGGCCATTCGGGATGTGCGGGATCAGCTCTTCGTCGATACCGCGACTTGGGGCTTGACGCAATGGGAGCGTATATGCGGCATCCCTACGGACGAAGCGAAGCCACTCCACCAGCGCCGCTCCGTCATCAAGTCCAAGCTGCGCGGGGTCGGGACGGTCACCGTTGGGCTTGTGAAGGATGTGGCGGAAGCTTACGACAATGGTGAGGTGGACGTGACGGAGGATCCAGTAGGCTATGCGGTCACGATTACCTTTGTCAGCAATCATGGGGTTCCGGATAACTTGGACGATATACGCCAAGCCCTTCAGGAAATTATACCCGCTCATTTGGCGATTTACTTCGCCTTTACGTACATGACCTACGAAGCATTGGATACCTATTCACTCACGTGGGCGAATGTAGATGCGAAGGCGCTGAACTGGGCGGATTGGGAAACGTACAAACAGTAGAGGAGTGTGAAACATGGCGACAACGACATCGAAGCTCGGCCTGCCACGGCCGGAGGCGAGCGATAACGTCACACTAGAGAACGAACAGACACTGATCGATGCTATCGATAACGCAGCCGCCTCGCAAGCTGAGTTGGATGCGCATGTGGGTGATAATACAGCACATGTGACAGCATCAGAACGCGCGGTATGGCATGCGAAGGAAACCCCTGCTGGGGCGAAGGCGAAGGCGGATGCTGCGGAGCAGGCGGCGAAATCATATGCTGACGGCAAGTTTGCAAAAAAAACCGTGTCATTGGCAGATGGTATTGACTTAAATACAGTGTCAACCTCCGGCTTTTACCGACTCGGACCAACTTATTCGAATGGTCCATCAAGTGTTGGATATGGTCAATTAATCGTGTCACGTGGATCGGATACAATTTATCAAATCATAACAGGGATTAGTGATAACGAGTTTTATATGCGGCAGGGTGTGCTCACAGGTCCGACATGGCAACCGTGGAGAAAACTTTGGCATAACGGAAACCTTCCTGATCCTGTAACCAAGACATGGGCACAATCTCTTGGATTAGGCGCAGTCCTTTCGGCCGCAGAAGGCAATGTAGATTGGAATACAATTACCGAAACCGGTTTTTACACTGGAAATATAAATAGCCCAGTCGCAAATAACCAGTATTTCGGTATTCACGTCCAGCACTCGTCTACTTATGCGTATCAAGAGGTTGCAAGAGACGGGAAGTTATTTTCAAGGTGGAAAGAATCGGATAATTGGAGTAATTGGACCGAAATGTGGCACTCGGCGAATCTTCCCAATCCAGTGCAGACGAATGTAGAAAACGCATTTACTAGAGTGCAACAGTTTAATAAGGACGCCCGAATGTACGCCAGTAACTTGGCTATAGTGTCACCAAGTTCGGGAGGATGGTCACGAGGTATATTTTTTTATGACACAAAAGCAGCCCACGAGGGAGCTGACTCAAGCGCGGCAATCGGAGCATATGGTAATGCAGATACTGATACATTTAATTGGCTATATATGGGGTATGGTAACAGTCCTTACGTGGGGAACGGTCTAAGAGTCAAGCCAAACGGAGAACTATATTCATTTAACGGTTCTGAAAGAAAGGTATGGCATACTGGATCATTGCGTACAACAAGCGGTTATCTCGAATGGAACGACAACGGATCATGGAAGGCGGTGGGGGGAGTGAAGAATGTGCAGCGTGGAAATGTCGCTGGTCCTGCGGCGAGTAGTTCGGTGGATGTTACTATCTCGGGGGTAAATACATCTAAGTCGTTTGTTACTTTTAACAACATTGTAGATAGTTCTAGAATAAGAGCTGAGTTAATAAATTCAACCACTCTCAGCATTATAAACGAGGATGGTTATAGTAAGACAGGATTAACATTTTCCTGGGAAGTCATCGAATATAACTAAGGAGTGATAACATGCCGAACTATAACCAAACAAACGACAGCGGTCGCGTAATTGCACAAGCCTACTCGCCTAACACGATGATCGAGATTTCAGAATTAGACTCTCGACAACTCGGCACATGGTACATCAACGATCAATTCGTAGGCTACCGCATCAAACTCACCACCGACAAGCCTGAAATCACAGCAGACGGACAAGAAACCGCCACAATCACAGCAACGATCTACAATTGGGATGATACCATTGCGACAGATTTTGCCCACGACATCCTATTCGATGTAGAAGGAGAGCAGATTCCAGTAACGCCTACGGACGGCACAGTACTTCTAGAATATGCCTCTGAGGAACCTGGCACGGTCACGATCACAACTAGCAACGGTGAAGATCAATACGTGATGTCTAACGATACTGTGGAGGTGGTAGCCCATGACTAAGCATGCGAAACAACGTTCTGTCAAATACGTTCGTCCCGCAGACCCGTCTCGTCTTGTAGTAGAGGAAATTGGTCGCAAAGCTGACGCGGCACAGCAAGCTGGGGAAATCCCTCGTGAAGTGTCACTGGACATGATCTATCAGCAAAATATCGAAATCATGAAACAACTCGCTTATTTGTCCCGAAAATAACGATTACCAATCAGTAAGGAGGCGTGCCCATGGTCGAAGGGATCGAGCTTACTGATTACTTCGCGTTGTACGGGCCGTTCGCCTTGCTGTTCGTCTCGCTGTTCTACTGGACGTTGAGGACGTCCAAGGAACGGGAGGAGACGTTACGCAGCGAGTCCCGCGAGCGCGAGGAAATCTTGCGAAGCGAAATGGCGGACTTGCGTGCCGAATCGGAAGAACGATCGCGCAGGCACTATGAGGTGCTGTCGGAGTTTGCGAAGAAATACGATATTGTCATCGAGAAGCTAGACGAACTACAGTCTCAGCTTGGCAGAAGGAGGTGATGGCTTGGTTGTGTCACCAAGTCATTCTGGTCGGGGTCTCAAGTTCGCTATAGATGCCGGCCATGGACCAAACACGCTAGGGAAGCGAACGCCGGATGGGGTCATGCGGGAATTTCAATTCAATCGTATGGTTGCCAACTATTTGGAAGAGTATCTCATGCAATACGAAGGTGTGCAAATCAAGTTCACGCATGCCGATGACGGCAGCCGTGATGTTCCCTTGACGCAGCGTACAGCTGCAGCCAATGCATGGGGGGCTGATGCGTTCATCTCGATTCATGCGAATGCGTATGGGAATGGTACTTGGAATGATGTGAAGGGGATCGAAACGTACGTTTATTCCAGTCGACCGAAGGGTTCGGTGGAGCTGGCAACAGCAGTGCATCAATCATTAATCCGGCGGGCTAAGCGTCCGGATCGCGGGGTGAAGGCGGCTAATTTCCATGTGCTGCGAGAGACGGCGATGACGGCAATTCTTGTGGAATGTGAGTTTATGACATGCCGGGAGTCGGCGGATCTTCTCCAGCAGGACAGGTATCGGCGCTTATGTGCCCAAGCAATCGCTGACGGCATGGCTGAAACTTACGAATTGCAACCTCGACAACAGCAACAGCAACAGGATTCTGAGGCGTCGCCTTCACCTTTATACAGGGTGCAGGTCGGCGCCTTTCGTTATCAAGCTAATGCGGAACGACTCGTGCAACAGCTGCATGAACAAGGGTACGCCGCTTATATGAAGGAGGATTCAGACGAATGA